AAGCCTAATGACTTATCCTTTATAGTTATCTTATTATTGCATTCCATTTCCTCGCTAAAGATGCATAATTACTGAATTCATACTGCTCGTAAAAGTCGATTATTTCTTGCGGTATCTTTTTGGTTTGTATAAACTCCTTTAATAGCCTTTCTATATCATCTTTATTCTTTATTGGGTCATAAATGTATGGAATTCTTAACAATGGTACATTGTGTTCGAAGGCATAGCTACTTTTCCAATTATCTCTTCTTACACGCTCATCAAAAGGTAATACCTCTTTCCATGTAACATCTTTCTTAAAATGTTGAAGACCATCAAATTCTAAAAACAAATTATTATCTTTCAAATAAAAGTCAAAACGATATTGGTTTTTAGCAATACCAAATTCTTTTTTAAAACTTATTTTCCACGCTTTTAATATTTGATAACACAACAATTCAGCATGAGAACAATTACAAATAGGACAATTACGCATACTTGTAGTGCGTTTAGCAATTTGAGCCTTCCAACTATGACCTTTATCACATTTCCACCATACGAATTTACCACTTCCATAAGAAACCATTTGTGGCGTTAAAGGAGCATTTTTTTCATAATCCCATTCTTTTACTAAATAATCATATTTAGGGTCACTTGCTATATCATTATAACCTACCCATACCCTTTTATTACTACAATAAGGACACCCTAAATTATGTCGTATGCGACAAGTGTATCTGCTAATCTAAAAGTAGGTCAGCTGGCTCATTGAAAATTCAGTCACTCATAACTCAAAGTAATGTATCCTTTTAGTAAGAGATTTCTTACTGAAGGGAGGATCAAAGAGGGGTGATTGATTTGGTAGAAAAACAAACAATAATACTTAAGCACAGGGAAGGAATTAGTAACCGACAGATTGCGTCATATATGAAAATTGACAAGAATACTGTAAATAAGTACGTCAATGAGTATGATGATGCGATGGCCAAGCTGCTCGCTACAGATCCGGGGGCATCTGAAGATCAGCTGTCACCAGAAATACTGATAAAACCTAAGTATGATACATCAAACAGAGGAAGGAGAAAATCTACAGAAGAAGCCATTGAAGTTATAAGGGACTGCCTTGAGGAAAATGCCAAACGAAGACAGACGGGCCGATCCAAGCAGCAGATGCGAAAGATTGAAATATACGATTACCTGAAGAAACAGGGATACAGCATCAGCTATTCGACAGTCAAACGCGTTATAGCAGACATCAAGAAAGAGATTGATGAGGCGTTTATCAAGCAGGAATACCAGCCCGGAATACAGACTGAATTCGACTGGGGCGAAGTCACTCTCGATATTGGTGGGACAGGATATATGAGATATCAGATGGCGGTGTTCTCATCTGCGTACGGCAATCACAGATTTGCACATCTCTACAGAACTCAGGATACAGCAGCCTTCCAGGAATCACATGTGGACTATTTCGCATTCTGCGGCGGAGTGTTCCACACTGTCGTATATGACAACATGAGGGTTGCAGTTAAGACATTTGTAGGTCCTTCAGAGAAAGAACCCACTGATGCACTGCTTGAATTATCAATCTATTATGGCTTTGATTTCCGATTCTGCAATGTCAGGAGGGGCAATGAAAAGAGCCATGTAGAACGCTCTGTTGACGTTGTAAGGCACTTCGCATTTGCTGAGCCGGGGAATGACTGCTTTGAATCACTGGAAGCTGCTAATGAGCATCTGATGAAAAAATGCATGGAGAAGAATGCTTCTGCACTTTCTGACGGCCGTATACCGGATGAATGTTTTGGCGAAGAGAAGGCCAGTCTTATGCCTCTTCCGCCGAAGATGCCATGCTTTATCAAGCGTGTACATCTGAAAGTAGACAAGTTCTCTACAGTAACTGCAAACCGTGTACACTACTCCGTTCCAGACAGGTATGTAGGAAAGCGGCTGGATGCCAGGATATATACCGGTTTTGTTGAAATATATGATGGGTCTGAAAAGGTTGCCAGACATGAACGCCATTATGGCAGGGGTGAGTATGTGATAGATATCTTCCACTACCTAAAGACCCTCAAAAGAAAACCAGGTGCCCTGTCCCAAAGCACAGCACTGCTTCAGGCGGACACCAAGATAAAAAACATTTACGAAACTTATTATACAGGTAATGCCAAGGATTTTCTACCAGTTCTTGAACTTATGGATGAATTGGGTGTTGATGCTGTAGAAAAAGCCTTAAAGAGACTTGCTGAAATAGTGATAAATGATTACAGCGCAGACAAGATCAGGCTGATACATGACCACGAAACTCAAGCAGTGGCAAGTCCGGAGAAACCTTACGGAAATGACAGGCTCAGTGAGAAATCAAGGCAGACGCTCTCACAGTATGATATACTGCGTGAACTCCAGACAAGGAGGGCAGGCTGATGGGAAGCGAGAAGAAGAAACAGGAAATACGAGAATTCTGCAAACTGCTTAAGCTCAGAGGAATCGCTGATAACTTTGAAGACATCGCAAAGGAAGTCCAGGAACCAGTCGAATATCTTCATAGGCTGTTATCAGCAGAACTGGACAGCTCAGAACAGAGGGCAATTGACAGGCGTATAAGAGGAGCGCATTTTCCTTACCGTAAATATCTGGCTGATCTCGAAGTAGACTGCCTTCCCGAAGCGCTTCAGAAAAGGCTTCCTGAGCTGATGAAGCTTGACTTCATCCCCAACGGGCAGAATATCATCCTGACTGGGAATCCTGGCACAGGAAAGACTCATACCGCTATTGGACTCGGAATGGCAGCCTGTGAGGCCGGATACAGAGTGCTGTATACCACAGTACCTTATCTGGTCACAGAGCTCAAAGAAAGTAACGACCAGCAGAAACTGCGACGTTATGAAAGGCAGTTCGAACGATATGATCTTGTAATTGCAGATGAACTCGGATACATCTCGTTTGACCGTGAAGGTGCGGATCTGCTGTTTTCCAACCTTTCACTGAGGGCAATGACAAAATCCACCATAATAACATCAAACCTCACCTTTGACAGATGGGATGAGATCTTTGGAGACGCAGCGATAACGAGCGCCATAGTCGACAGGCTTACATACAAAGCCATTCTGGTCGATATGGAAGGCGATTCATACAGGCTCCGGGAAACACTAAAAGAAAACGGTGAGACCTTCGAGTACATCAAGAAAGCAAAGCCAAAGAAAGCCGGTTAAACATATCTGTAAACCGCAGTTAATCATATATATCAGGCATGTGCATGGAGCGGGAACGGAGTCAAGGGACAGTACGCTGGGCGCTTCTTTTCCAGCGCCCGGGCAGCCCTTGACGAAGTGACACGGATTACCCTGTGTGCCTGGAAGCAGTCAGATGCTGCTTCCCTGCCTCCCCGACGAGGGGCGGGTGTGGGCAGAGCCCACAAAAAAACGCCTCCAAGAAAGAGGCGCTTATTTCAAGCAAAAGTGACTGAATTTTCAATGAACTTTTGACTGAATTTTCAGTTGACAAATACAACAAGATGGTGTTTCTTCCCATTCATGCCCTTTATCACACTTCCACCATACTTTTTTTGACGATAACTTATATATCATTTGGGGTGTTAGATTACCATTCTTTTCATAATTCCACTGCTTACTTAATTCTTTATCATAAGAGGCTAAATCATTAAAGCCCGGTAAAACATCTCGCCCTGCACAATAGGGACAATTTGTTCCTTGTTTAGTACGATAATCTATAACAGTTTTATACGAATGAGCAAAGCCATTGTTACAATGAAACCAAGCTGCCTTTGTACTACTTACAGTAACCATTTGTGGTGTAAGAGGGTAATTTCGCTCATAATCCCACTCACTTGCAATTTTAGGATTTTGTGACTCCAAATCATTAAAACCCTTTAATACCCTCTTACCTGCACAATAAGGACAATTACATTTCATATGGGTACGTGAAGAAATACTCATATCATAACTATGCCCTTTGGGACACAGCCACCACACTTTTTCTCTTGATGATAACGCCAATTCAGCAGGGTTTAAATTTACATTTTTACTCCAGTCCCATTCTTTTATTAAATCTGGGCTTAATAAGGCTAAATCATTATACCCAGATAAAATCTTTTTATTTATACAAAAAGGGCAACCTGTATTCTTTTTAACTTTATCTTTAAGAGTAGTTTTCCAACTATGTCCTCTTTCACATTTCCACCAAATTTGTATCTTACTACCATATGTAATCATTGTAGGTAAAAGACTACCGTTCTTTTCATAATCCCACTGAGTAAGTACATTAGGATGCGTAGTTGCAATATCATTAAAACCTTGTAGTACTTTATGATTAGCACAATAAGGACATCCACGATTTATTACCCTGTCTGCTATTCTAGCCTGATAACTATGTCCTTTATTACAAAGCCAGTAAACTTTCTTTCCACTACCCTTAACTACTTGTTCTGGTCTTAATGGATAGTTTCTCTCATAATCCCATTCACTTGCTATATTTGGAAATTGACTTAATAAATCATTCTTTCCTATTACTGGTTTACTACTTGGCATAACCTTATACCTCCTGCAAATATCTACAGAAGGTATAAAATTATCTAAAAAAATTTAATAACTATCTGAACAAAAATAGTTTGCTAATCGCAAAAAATAAGAGCAAACCCTTTACAAGTTTGCTCTTATAACTTATTACTTACAATGTCTTAAAGCTACAGTTTAGATTATGAATTATTGTTTTACAAGGGAAATGGACCCATCATAATGATACTGATTCAATGTAGCACTTTGATAATTTTTATTTCTTCTCTTGTGTTCCAAATCTTTGATAATGGCATCTAATTCAGCATTGGTTAAATGTGCATAATCTTCCCATGTTGAACAATTATCTGATTCATTTGTGAAAATTAGTTTGTCCTGCAACATTTAAACCACCTCCTTTGCTGCAATATAGCCTATATTGTTACAAGCATTTTCTAACGCTTGACCTATAGACAGACCTTCTCTCAACCATTTGTTTATATAAACATTATACAACCTTGCATCATTTTCATCAATAAATTGAGTAGCAGAATACTGAAAAATCTGCCCATTATGACATATTACATAACTCGCAAAGTAATTACGTTCCACAAAACCATTAAAATCTGCCGTACTAGGTACAGCACTATTAGGATGCGTGTGCATTGTGAGTAATGTGCCATTTTGATAAGATTTAAGTTTTTCAATTCGATATTGTGGATATTGAATTTCTTTTGTTACCTTCTCTGTTTTAGCATAATCCACCTCAGAAAAAGTTCTCATATCATACCAAAGCATATCCTCAAATTCCGTACCAGACCTATGTATAAGCATTTCTTTTGCATAATGGTACAAAGTACGAGCCAACTGAATATTTCCATCAGCTATAATATCAAATTTTCTGCGATACTCTCCACTATTGATATAATTCATCGGCACTAATGTATTTCGATTAGTCCATTTCTTTTGCTCTTCTATCTCTTTCTCACTAATAGTATAAGATACAAACTGAATTTTATAAAAATTATTTGGGCAACGCTTTCCATCAGCAAGTCTTACAACAATATCTGCCAATCCAAAATGATTTACCTTTAGTATATTAGCCTGTACATGTATATGTTTTAAATATTGTTCAACAACCTCCTCTGGCGAATCAGCCACAACGGTATATTGCTCCGTTCCTGCACATTTCTTAACAATCACTATATAGTTTCTCATAAATAATACCTTTCTTAAATATCTGCCACTCTAACACTTAATTTCCAATTTTCCAATACCTTCTATGATAAAGTGTCGTTCCATTTTCTTGCTAACTCTGCATAGTTGCTGAAATTGTAGCTTGCATAGAAGTCTATTATATGTTGTGGTATCTTTTTGGTTTGAATAAAGGTCTTAATATAAGCTTCTATTTGGTCTTGATACTTTTTCTTAGTTGGGTCATAAATATATGGAATTCTCAATATGGGTACTCCATTCTTGAACAATACCGTGTTCTTTATCTTATCTCTACGCACTCTTTCATTAAATGGTATTATTTCCTTCCAAGTTACATCTTCCTTGAAGTGTTGCAAGCCATCAAATTCAATAATAATCTTGTAATCTGGCAAATAATAATCAAATTGAAATGATGATATATTGTAAAACTCTGTAAATCTCTTTTCTTTAATAAAGCGTACATTCCATTGGGTTAATACCTCATATCCAAATTGTTCAAGTTTAGAAGCATTACATAAAGGACATCCAGACCTATTAGCTGTTCTATTGTTTATCGATGCTTCCCATGAATAGCCACAGTTTCTACATACCCAAGCAGCAGTTTTTCCGCTACCAAACGGTCTATCGGTTATTTTTATATTACCATTCTTTTCGTTATCCCACTCTTCTATTAAATAATCCAAACCATTTCTTTTAGCCCATGATGCTATGTCGTTATATCCTTCAAGCACAACGAAGCCTCTACATATATTGCAATGACCTTTTTCTAAGGTTAAAGCTACATCTTTTGTCATAACATAGGGTGTTGCTTTATACGAATGTTTCACTAGTTCATCATGAGGACAATGCCAATAATAACCATCAGTAGAACCTATCGTAACAGTATAAGGGTCTATTCCTTTATTACGTTCCTTATCCCATAGCGGTAAAAGTTCGGGATAAGCATAGCCTAAATATCTTTCTTTTGGCATTATAGGTCTTGCCTGCTTTTCATAAGACTCTTTTGTTCGTTTCTTACGTTGCCAATCCTTTTGCGGTAAACCTAATCTATAGCATTCTCTGCAATACATTAATGGTGCATTTATACGTTTATCTACAGGCTGTATATATGTATGGTTTTGACCATTTGGACAATTCCAAGTTACTTCATCATGAGTCCGAAAAGATATACTATCAGGTGTCTTATCTCCATTAAGTGTTTCGTTCATTAGCTTGGCATATTCTGGATATTTTTGTCGTAAACTAATGTTTGTCCTACCCGTGTATCCAGCACAATCATTACATAATGGAGTCTTTCGCTTTACTCTGTGTACTATTTTACAAGAATAATTTTTATTACATTTCGGACATATCCATAATGCTTTGTCTCCACTACCTACTCCTTTTGCATAAGGGTCTAAAACATTCTCTTTAGCCCAATATTGCATCAATTCAGGCTTGGCATACGCTAATATTTTATTGTTAGGTATAGCCCTTTTCTTTCTGTTTTTGTAAAAATCTGCATTATGTGGCACAACTAAGCCATCTTGTGCAATATTAAGTTCATGACATTTTTTACAGTAATTCAATTTTGCGTGTAGTCTATCATGTATTTTCTGTAAATATGTATGGTCTCTACCATGTGGACAAAGCCAATATACTTCCTCTTGACTACCATAAGTATACATTTCAGGTCGTTTATTACCATTTGCTTTATCGTTCCACAATTCAATATATTCTTTATGCGTTATAGTAATATTATTCGCTGGAATAACTGCACCTTGCTCAATTCCAACCCTACTAGGTGAAAGTATTTTTCCAACATTTTGTTTACGTTCTAAACTATTTTCATCATTAATTTTCTGTGGTAAATGTAATTCTTTGCACTTTCTACAATAATTTACATTTACCTCAAGTCTGGAAGCTATATCTTGCTTGTATGTGTGGTCTCGCCCATGAGGACATAACCAATAAACCTCTATAGAACTACTACCGTATGTAAACATCTCGGGTAACAACTTACCGTTCATAGCATTATTCCATAAGTTAGCATGTTGTGCATGGGTAATTGTTATGTTGTTGGCTACTACATTACCACCTTGAACAAACAATAAAGCTTTATTATCCAACATTAATTTATACCTCCTAAAAAGTGCTATAGAAGGTATAAAAATATCTAAAATAATCTAATATCTATCTAATATAGTGGCTTTCCCAGCTCAACTCCAAAAAAAAATAAGAGCAATCCTTTTCAGAATTGCTCTTACTATCAGTTATTTTATTTAGCTTAATGCCAATCAAAGTCTGAACCACCACTAGCATCAATAGCACCCCAATCAATGGTACCCATTCCACAAGATTGAGCAGCCTCTTCTGCTG